AGCCTCACGTTTTTCAACATCACTAAGTTTATCCCAAGCAGCTTTACCACCAGCACCTACTCTAAATCTAATGATATCATCCATATCCAATTCATTTGAAACACGTGATGGTCTTTCATAATCCCTTTGATTATTATTATCATCAATCATACTATCTTCATAAAATTCATTTAATTTATTATTATCTTTATATGATTGTATAGCCTCACGTTTTTCAACATCACTAAGTTTATCCCAAGCAGCTTTACCACCAGCACCTACTCTAAATCTAATGATATCATCCATATCTATATCATTTGAACTATGTGATGGTTTTTCATAATCCCTTTGATTATTTCCATCATCGACCATATTATCTTCATAAAATTCATTTAATTTATCGATGAAGTAATCAGGATTTTCCATCGCTTCTTTTTGTAGAGGTTTACCACCCCAACTATGTTTTTCAGCGTTAGGAATTACAATAGTGTCATTCAATTTTTTTAAGACATTTTTCATTCTTTTTGAAATAGGTGGATTATACATATTTTGATTCTTAGATAAGTTCATAGCACCACCTTGTAATGGGAAACCATCACTACCAAACGCAGCTGTAGCTGTTGATGATTCTTCTAGGTTATTATTTATATTCATATACTGTTTAATTTTTTCTAAAGATGTTTTATCGTTTAATAATGCTTTTAGTCCAAAATGTAAGGGTGAAGGTAGTTTATCTAAAGTAAACCATCCATAACTTTCAGTTTCCCAATCTAATCTAGGTGTAAATTCATCTTCAATTAAAGATAAGAAATTAAAATATTTAAATGTTCCTTTTTGAAAAACATATAAAGGTATTAATTGCATTGGTCCAACATAACCACATTCTTCTTTAACTTCATTTCTTACAGCATCCTCAGGTGAAAAACCACCATCAATAGCACCACCCCAAACACCCCAAGTATTAGGTTCTAATACATAACGACTTCTAAAAGGTAATAAAACTCTACCTGTACTTTTAGCTACAATAATACAACCTGCACCAGCAGCACCCCAAAAACCTGTTTCATCTCTTTTTTTAGCGTGTTCTAAATCATCTTCGTATGTTTCTTTTAAATTTTGATTCATATATTTTTATTATAAATAGTACTGTACTATTTATAATAAACTTAAATGGAAAAAGAAGAGATTAAAAAACTTATTAAAAAGGAAGTTGAGGAAAATATTACTCAATATATAAAGAAAAATCTTTCAGAGAAAGATATAAAAGAAATCGTTGGTAAATCATTAGTCAATCTTTTTAGAACCCTTTATAATAGAAGTGGTACTTGGACTAAAGACCTTTAATTAATAAAAATGTTATTAAACTAATATTTACAGCTAATGAGCCAACAATAAAGGTATTTTTTCTGTTTATTTTTTTATCTAATTTCTTGATTTTAGAATCACGTTCATTAATCCCAATTCCTAATCTAGTATTTAATGTATTACAAGTGTCAATACCTTTTGAAAGGATATTATTTGCCATCATTAAATTATTAATTTGTTTAGTGTTATTGTAAATAATAGTATCTTTAAGTTTAAGATTATATTGATTGATTTGATTTAGTTTAATTGTTTTATAAAGAAATTTAGATTGTTCAGCATCAAAAGCAAAATATGTTTTACCATTATTTTTAAACATTGTAGGTTTTAATGTTTTCTTTTTAACTTTAGTAGTATCGGATGGATTTGATAAGCCAGTACAAGGTATAAGTACTAACAATGTTAATATGATACTTATAAATTTAAAATGTTTAATAATTAATAACTTCGTTTGAAAATACATTGTATAAAGCTGTATCACTAAATGAATCAATGGTTTGTAAAAGTTTAATCTCATATTTTTTATTGGTTTTAAGTTTTGTTAATAGATTATTATTTAAACTATCTAACTTATTATTTTCACTTTTTAATGAATCATTAGTTAATCTAATAGTTTTTAAATATTCCTTAGACATAATTAATTCACTTTTTAAACTATCACTTTCACTGTATTTCTTCTCAAGATTATTAACTCTTTCTTGATATAAGAAAAATCCTAATGCTACTGAAAGTAAAAGTAAAACTAAAATAATAAAGTCTTTAATAGTATTCATATATTTTATCCTTTGTTTAATGTATCTATCCAAATATCATAATAAGAACCGATTTTAGCTAAAATCTCAGTATTTTCATCAGTCATTTCAACTGGACCAGTAAGTTCTAAAATTGGAGATGTTTTTGTTGTATCGTAAGTAAATTTAGCCTTGGTATTACCAAGAGGTACATAACCTTTTACAAATGTATTACCCTCGTTTTGATTAAATGTTTCAATTTTTGTATTCGGTGATATTCCGGATTTAAAACTTTCAATATCACCAGTATTGCTATTCATAGCTGGAGGTACTTGGAAATCTTCATTTAGATTTTTTTTACCCACAGTACTTTTTTTTCTGAAAATACTAAGCAACTCCCTAGTCATTTCATCTTCGTGTACTTTTTGTTCTACCATAAAATATGTTTTTTATAAATAGTTAAAAAAATATAAAGATAAAAACTATTTAATATAAAACAACATTATATTAGTATTTTATATTATGCAAAATTATTTAACGCAACAACTTAAAGCCTTACCATTTTTTAATGAAGTATCACAAAATAATGGTAAAATATACGCTGTGGGTGGTCCAGTAAGGGATTTACTTTTACAAAAAAAATCAAAAGACCTTGATATTATAATAACTGGTATTGACTATGATAAATTAAGTAATATTTTACAAAAATACGGTAATATAAATTTAGTTGGTCAAAGTTTCGGTATTATCAAATTTAAAGAAACTCCACAATCAGAGGAAATAGATATTGCATTACCAAGAACAGAAAAAAAATCAGGTAAGGGTTATCAAGGTTTTGAAGTTAGTGTAGACCCTAATATGAGTATAGAAGAAGAAATGAAGCGTAGAGACATTACAATAAATGCACTTGCTATGGATTCTGATGGTAATATTATTGACCCATTTGGTGGTGTTAATGATATAAGAAATAAAGTTATAAAAGCTACATCACCTAATAGTTTTAGCGAAGACCCACTTCGTATGCTACGCTGCATCCAATTTTCTTCTCGTTTTGGTTTTAGTATAGATTCCAAAACAGAACAAATGATTAAGGATAACGCTGCTTTAATAAAAGAAATTTCACCTGAAAGATATATTATTGAATTTGATAAAATCATAACAAAAGGTAAACCTGAGATAGGTATTAGATTATTGGTACAACTTGGACTATTTGGTTATATTTTTGGGTTTCAATATAAAGGTGATTTTAATAATTTTGATAAAGTACATTCAGTAGGTGAATTTTTTGCTTTATGCTCAAAAGGTATCTATGAAAATATGACATCACCTGTTGATTTAGTTGTTAATCTTTTTAAAAAGAGATTTGGTAGTGCATTAGATAATGATACATTGAAAATATTAAAAGGTCTTATACTTTATTTTTCATTCAAAGGTGATGAAGTACAAAGACTTTTTATGTTATCAAATCTACACAAAATATATCCTAAGTTATTAACTGATTCCGAATTAATAATACAGTCAGATAAACAACTAGCTAGTAGATATCCACTTGATAACTCTGAATTGGATATATCAGGTCAAGAACTACTTAATTTAGGTTTTAAAGGTAAAGAAGTTGGTGAAGCTATTACCAAAATATTTTCAGCAATTTATTCAAATACAATACCTAATAGAAAAAAAGAAATATTAGAGTTTATTAACCCAAATAATAATCCTAACGGTGGTGAACCTCTGTGGGGTATTGATAAAGAAATAAACGAAACCATAACACCAGAGGTTATTAATTTAAAAAATTATATAAAAGATAAAGATATTGAAAAATATATATTTGATGAAAGATATATAGATACTTTTCAAGATATTATAAATAGAATGTTTCGTAAGGTGAATGTTTATGATATGAGTGAGGTTCAGTTTAAAAATTTTGTAAATCTTTTTAAACAAAAAGATAATGATAAATATAATGAAGCATTAGAAGAATTTAAAGATATGTTAGAAAATTACTCTAAGTCATCACAACCAAGTAAAGTTTTATTCAAAAATAGATATAAGATAGTAAAAAACGAATGGTTGGTTCATTATACAGATAAAAATTCAGCTAATGATATATTACAAAATGGATTTAAAGTAGGAATACCACCTTCTTTAGTTGATAAAATTTCTTATACTGGAAATATTGAAGATACAGATAAAACAGGTGGTTTTAACTACGCTCTTAAAGTTAGCGAAATGTCAGATGATAAATATGCATATAATGATAAATATGGTTATGCCGCTGTTGTTTTCATTGGTTCAGGTATAGAAATTTATCATCCCGGTGATAAAGAAAATCAAGTTATATTTTGGGGTAATTCTGTTCGTAATATGGTCATTATTTATTTTAGATTACCAGATAATGATGAAGAAGAATATGGTCATTATATTATTAAATCGAAAAAAAGAACTAAATTAATTAAATGTAGTAGATATGCAAATAGTTCAGAAAATCGTAATAAATTAATTAAATGGGTAGTAAAAAATTATAGACAGTATAAACTAATTGATGAAGAAGTAACAGCTTATCATGGTACACCACATGATTTTGATAAGTTTAGTACTGATAAAATAGGCACAGGTGAAGGTTCACAATCATTTGGTTGGGGGTTATATTTTACTAGCAAAGAAGATATAGCTAAAAATTATGCTAAAATGAATATCGGTTGGTACGGAAATAATTTACCTATAATTAATAACATAAATAAAATCTTTAAAAGTAAAGGTATAAATGAATATGATAAATTTGATTTAATTGATTTTGCTGATACACTTACAATGACAAGAGATTTCAAATCTGCGTTAAAACAATTAGAAAAATGGTCAAAGCACGATAAAACAGGTTTATATAAAACATTATTTAATGATTTATCTAAATTAAACGTAGATGAAACTGAGAAATTATTAGGAACAGGTAATCTTTATAAAGTGACTATACATCGTGGTAAAACGCCTGACCAATATACTTGGTTAAATTGGTATGAAAAAGTACCTAATAATTTAAAACCTAAAATAATTCAAACACTAAAAGATATACAAAATTATTCAGCGTTAGGTTTAAATCCAAATGAAGAAATACAAAAAGATATAGACAAAATCAATAACAATTCTATTGTTGGTCAAGCAGCTTATTCAATTTTAACTGTTGCCTCAGGTGATGAATCAGGTAAATCAGCATCTTTAGGTTTACTTAAAAATGGTATAGATGGTATTCGTTATCCATCTGGTACATTAAGTGGTATTAAAGATTCTGATGCATATAATTATGTTGTATTTGACCCTAAGGCTATTGAAATTCAAAACAAACAAAAATTAAATGAAAATTATAATACACAGACATATTTAAAAAATGAAACTGATAATGTAATTAATAAATTTGTTGAATATTTCCAAAAATACGATGTTAATTATTTTGGTAGAATACTTTCTAAGTTATATGAGCCGGAATATTCAAATATGCGTTTGAATTTATATTCTTTTCAGATACAAGATTCACTTTTATCTGGTTATAATGTATTTTTGACTTGTAAAACTGATACATTTAGAAAAAACAATCCAAGCGGTGGTGAACATAGTTTTAATTCAAGAAATATTCAGATATATATTAACACATTTGAATTTGGCGAAATAATTAAAATAAAACATGAAAATCCAAGTCAGCTACGTGAATATATTGATAGTATTTTAAATGAACGTATTTCACATGAATTATTTCATGGTATAGAAGCTATTAAATCAAATGGTAAATTTAATCAAAGTAATAAAGACTATCTAATTAGACCACATGAAATTCGTGCTAGATTTGCATCAGCTATAAATCAAATACCTTTTGTTGTTAAAGGAAATTTTATTGATTGGGAAGTTGGTTTTGAATATGTTAAAGAATTTATACAGAACTACGATGAATTGCCTAAAATATGGCAAAAGAATATTAATAAAAAATATACATCAATCTGGAAAAAAGAAAAAGATAATTTTTTGAATGGTAATAACCGATTAAATATTATGAATGAAACATTAGATAAAGAAACTATAGTTAAAGACCTTTTAAAAACAGGATTTTTTAGTAAGAAAAATAATATATTGTATATAAAACAACATTTTTATACGCAAGCGACCAATTATATTACTGATAAATATAAATCATTAGTTAAAATCAATAAATTACCTAAGAAGGGTTCTGGTGGTCGAGATATATTTTTTATCACATTAGATAAAAGTAGAATTAATGACTTTAATACAGGTCAACTTAATTTATTTGAAGATAATATTAAAGGTGGTAAATCAGATAACATGAGTTTATCAGATATTGCTAAACATCATAATGTCTCATTAAAAGAACTAACTATTGAGTTTAAAAAAGGCATAAAAACTGAAAAAGAACATACATCTAATTATAAGGTAGCTATGGAAATAGCAAAAGACCATCTTTATGAAAACCCTGAATATTATACAAAACTTCAAAAAGCTGGGTTAGCTGATGAACTTGATGAAGAACTAACAGCGTATCATGGTACACAAGCTAATTTCCGTAAATTCAATAATAATAAAATTGGAACTGGAGAAGGTAATCAAACTTTTGGTTGGGGGTTATATTTCACTGATAAAGAAGATATTGCTAAAACTTATGCTAGAAGTAAAGATTATATATTTACAACGCCATTATATAAAACATTAGATAAAGAAAAGTATATAAAAACTTATGTTGGTAGACATGATGATTTAGTAGAGATTTTTAAAAAAGGTAAAAAATATGAAACTTGGGTTAGTCCGAATGAATCATTAAAAGACCCATATAAAATATATTCATCAGATGATATTGGTGATATCATTGATTATACTAATAATTGGATTAATAATAACTATGATATTGATGGTGATATTGAGTGGTATGATAAAAAATATAATCAAATTAGTAATGAATCTATATTTAAAAAAACTAATCAATATGTTTATTCAGTTAAAATACATCAAGGTAAAACACCTGACCAATATATTTGGTTGGATTGGTATGAAAAACCGTCTCAAACTATATTAAATAAAATAAAAACAAAATATAATTATATATTAAATGTTTTTAGAAAAAGTGTTTATTATAATAAAGAAAAATACCCTGATAATATTTTATATCAAACACTAGATGGTATTTTTAATAGCAATAATACTAATAAAAGTATTTATAATGATTTAGTTGGTATATTTGGTTCACCAAAAGAAGCTTCATTATTTTTACTTCGTGCTGGTATAGATGGTATTCGTTATCCTAGTGGTAGTTTAAGTGGTATAAAGGATTCAGATGCATATAACTATGTTGTATTTGACCCAAGGGCTGTTACTGTTGTTAACAAACAAAAAATAAATGAAACTAAAAAATTAGAAGAGTCATTTAAATATGAGTATGGTTGTGTAATGTTAAAAACTCCATTTAAAAAGTGGTCAGAATTAACTTCATTAATAAATCCTGAGGATGTTTATGATGATGCTGATAATAATTTTGGTATTGAAAAAGACCCTCACATAACACTATTATTTGGTTTACATTCTGATGAAATAGATATGGATGAGGTGAAGAATATATTAGATGGCTACAAAAGTATAACTTATAAAATAACAGGTGTTTCATATTTTGAAACAAAAGATGGTTATGATGTTGTTAAACTTGATGTTATTTCTGATGTATGTGCTGAGATAAATAAAAAACTATCTAAATTACCAGCTACTATAACTTATCCAGAATATAAACCACATATAACTCTTTCATATGTTAAGCCGGGTGAAGCTAAAAAATATGAAGTTAAGTTTCAAACACCGTTAGAATTTACATCCAATGAAATTGAGTATTCAGTACCTATTGAAAATAGTACAGATAAAAAATCATATAATTGGAAATTATTAACAGAATCAAATAAATTAAACGAGTACTCTGTATCACCTTATGAATTAACTGATGATAAAAATAATCAATATAGATATGAATTTAAAGTAGGTGATATTGATTATGTTTTATTTTTATTTAAATCTAATAAATTTAAAAAAAATGTTTATGAATTTCAATTTATTGTTAAAAATAAACTTGATTTTGATTATAAAACAAATAAAGATACTAAACATTTTAATAATGTTATGTACACAATAGGTGAAATTATTAAAACTTTTAAAAACAAATATCATATTGATGGTATTTGTTATCAATCTACTTCTAGTAGAAGAACTGATTATTATGATAGATTCTTTAAAAATAATTTTAAAGGTGAATTAAAAGATTATTCTGAAATGTTTCATACTAATTTTTCAACATTTTTCTTTAATAAAAATAGTGATATATTAAATCCAACTTTAAATGATACTGAAGATTATCAAACACAAGATGTAATTAATGAAGTGATTGATACTTATAATCCTAATTTTAATATAGATGAATTTAATAAATTAACGTCATTTAATAGTAGAAAAAAATATTGTGATTCAGTTTTACAAAGAATTGGTACTGGAAGTAGTAGAATTACATATAATCTAAATCCTACAACAGTTTTAAAATTAGCATGGAATAAAAAAGGTCTAACTCAAAATGAAGTTGAAGCTGCTACAAAAGAAGACTATTATCTTCATAATAGTGGAATATTGGCCAAAGTTTATGATTATTCAGATGATTATCAATGGGTTATTTCAGAAAAAGCATTTAAACTAACACCCAAAATATTTAAAGAAATAACAGGAGTTTCTTTTGAAACGTATAAACATTATATTAATGATTATTTTAATTTATCAGATGATGAAGAATATCTACATGATAATGAGTTTTTATATGGTGTTAATGATTTAATAAGGAATTACAATATGATGCCAAATGATTTTCTACATCTACCAAATTTAGGTTATGTTATTAGAGATAATGAAAAAGAAGTTGTTATTATTGATTATGGTTTTAATAATAAAGTTTATACAAATCATTATATGAATGAGGCTTTCAATAAAATAACAAAAAATTCAGATATTAAAATAAAATACCATAAAACTTTAAATCCTAAATTTTGGGATGGTGATAAATTAAAAACAGATATTAAAGATAGACTTCTTGAAATATGTGAATTTTATATTAAAGAAAATGATATTGATGTGGATATTAAAGATATAATATTCACAGGCTCATTATGTAATTATAATTACACTGATTTATCAGATGTGGATTTACATATAGTAATTGATTATAAAGATGTTAATAAAGACACTGACTTAGTTTTTGATTATTTTATTGAAAAGAAAAATGATTGGTCTGTCAATAATAAAATTAAAATATTAGATTATCCTATTGAACTTTTTGTACAAGATATATCTCAAACAAAAACAAAAGGTATGAGTGCTATTTATTCACTTAAAAATGATGAATGGGTTAAAAAACCTAAATACTCAGTGCCAAGTTTAAATTTTAGGAAATTAGTGGATAAGGCTAATGAATATATTAGTGAATTTAAAAAAATTGAAAAATTAGCTGATTCAAATGAAAAATTAAATAAACTTAATAAGTTATCAAATGAAATTAAAAGTAAACGTCATAAAGCAACGGCTAAGAAAGGTGAATTTTCAGAAGATAATATAGTTTTTAAAATACTCCGTAATAAAAACATTATCAAAGATATTAAAACGCTTAAAAATAATATAATATCAAAAATATTTACTTTAAAATAAACTATTTAAATATAAATATTTAAAAATGGCTACAAAATACTTAATTACTGAAGAACAAAAAAAACAGCTTGAACAAAAGTTAAATAAACCACAGATTTTCGAATATATTTTTGAAGGAAAAAAATATAAATTACCTTCTGGTTTGGTTGATGACTTAATCACTGAGATTAAAAATGAACAAAGAAACTTAGATGAAACCCTTTTGGAAGAAGAATTTAAATTATACTTTGAAGAAACAAAAAAAGGTCTTCTTAGGGAAAATCAACAAAAATATGGTAATCTAGTAAATGAAATTGATTTTAATACGTTAAAAGATAAATTTAAAAACACTTATAAAGGTGCTTTTAATAGTACTAGTATTAAGGATGAAAGAATTGCTGAACTACAAAACCAAGTATCGCAATTGGAAAACGAAAATGCTGATTTAAGAAGTCAGGTTGTTGAATTAGAATCTAAATTAAGTAAATATACATCAGGTTTAGAAGCTGGTAGAAAGAAAAAAGCTGATATCAACAAAACTAAATCAATGAAATCAACAGCTAAAAAAGCTATCGATACTATTAAATCACTTGAAGATTTCTTAAATAAATATGAAGGATTTTTAAATAAATATCCTGATTTAGGTCTTGGTGATTACAGAACAAAAATTAAATCAGCTAAATCAATGCTACACGATGGCTTGGATGAAATTGATATTACTAAAATTGAAAAATCAATCCGAGTTGCTGAACAAGTAAAAGAATTTATTAAAACACACCTTAATAAAATTAAAGGCGTTGGTTCTAGTAAACTAGCCGCACAAGGTCAGCAAATGATTGGTTCAAGAGCTATTGATGAAAATACTGAAGTATCATCTGATTATTTACCAATTACGACACCAATTAACAGCGAAGATGCTAAATTATTTAAAAGTGTAATCAATAAAGATATTGATTCACATCTTGAAGGTTTTACTAAATCTACGTTTGAAGAAAAAAATGGTAGATTAATAATGAGATTTGATATGTCAGAAATTCCAACATTAGTTAGAAGACTTCGTGATGTAGGAACGATAGAAGCTGATATGTGGGCTGACGATATTGAAAATTATAAACCGGGTGAATTAGACGAAGCTTTACATGGTTATGGAAATGCTGCTGGCCAGTCTGGTGGTGCTGGTACTAAAACTGTTGGTAAAATTATGACTAAAATAGGTAGTATTTTTGGTAGTCCTGTTGATAAATTACATACTGTTTTAGATTCAAAAGTAGAAGCTAATGAAATAACTCAACAAGATTCAAAAAGGATATTTGATATTTTATACCCTGAGGTTAAATCTAAGAAAATAGCATCATCTGATATTGAATCTGCTGTTCAAAATGCTATTTCGCAGTACATAACACAGAGTGTTAATGAAGAAACAACTGATTCAAATTTACAAGGGAATGAAGAAGTTGAACTTTTATCTAAAGCTTTAATTAAAACAATTAAATTTGATTCAAAGAGTGATTTATATATTTTAAACCCACTTGATTTTTTTAAATATTTAATACAAAATTCAAATAATGATAAAATTGAAACTAATTTCTTGGAAAAATTTTTCCAAAGTATAACAAAAGATTATAGTTTTTATAATATTAAAACCGGATTTTATCAAATAAGTAAAGAAAAATGGGAGGCTAATTTTGGGGTTGGTCAAATGGTTTTAACTAAATTAAATAATCGTATTAATGATATAATTAATAAAGATACAACTATTAATGAAGAAAGTTTTGATAGTTTAGATGATTCATCATCTAAAAAAATGGCTATGGCTTTATTAGAATCAATTCACAATGATTCAAAAAATAATAGATTTTATATTGTTTTAGATGAGTTAAAAAATAGAGTCGGAAATAGTTATTTTAATATCTTAATAAAATTTTTAATAAAAGATAAAAAATTTGTTTATGATAAAAGTAGAAATTTAGTCACTATTAAATATGATGATTGGAAAAATGCTGGTTATTCTGACTCTCAAACTTTAAGTTTAGCTATAAAACGTGTATTAAACACCAAAAACCCTATAGATAATAATTCTACAGTTGAATTTTTTGACTCTCAAATAGTTGAAACCTTGAAAGTTGTTAATGATAGTGTTAAGAAAAATATAAAATTTGATAATGCTAAAAACGAATATGTATTGGATGCGAAAAAAGTATATGAATATATAAAAAATAATATATCTGAAAATGAATATAAAGATGTGAAATATAAAGTTAATACTTTTTTACTTAATATATTTGATGATTATAACAATTATATTGATGTTTATAGAATGTCAAAAGATAAATGGGATAAAAATGACTTAGATAAAAATTTTATTTATATCTACTCGAAATGGTTTTACGGAACAAAGAAGAAATTACCTGAACTTAATGAAACTACAACTCAAAACTACAAATTCTATGTAATTGATACGACTAATAATGAAGCTGTTACTGGTTTTGAATCAAAAGAAGATGCTTTAGATGTTGCTAAGGATAAAAATACAACAGATAAAAGTAAAAGATTTAAAGTAGCATCAGCGACTTGGTTTAAAAAACATGGTAAAAATCTTGATAGTTTTAACGAATCAAAAGACCCTTGTTGGAGTGGATATGAAATGGTTGGTATGAAGAAAAAAGGCAAAAAAGATGTTCCTAATTGTGTACCAAAAAAATAATTTAACTATTTAATTGAAAAAAGAAATGAATAGATTTAGTAAAAGAACTTTTAACACAAAAAGTATTAATAAAAAAGATACACAAATTCTTTGGGAACATTTAATTGGTGACATTAAAACACCAATTAATTCTGGTACCAATTATGGTATTATTATCAACACTAAAAAAGCTGATAATGGTAAAACTTATGGTGTCATTAAAGAAGGTGTAAATTATTACATTAAATATTCAGAAGTTGATAATCCTGAACCATCAGATTTTAAATATATTGGTGGTTTAAATAATAAAGGTAAAAATGAAAAATATGATAGCCATGCTAGTGCGTATCAACGTTTATTAGGTATGGTTACTTCTTTAAAAGAGTCTGTTTCATTAGATAAAGATGAAACTTCCGATGAAAATTCAACTCCATCTGGTGAAGATTCAACACCATCTGCTGAAACTGAAACTAATGAACCTGAGGTTTCGGCCAATCCAGAAACAACTGATGATTCAACACCATCTGCTGAAACTGAAACTAATGAACCTGATGTAACATCTGATGAAAATGAACAAAGTATGTTAGATGCTTTAGAAGATAAAGTTGAAGATGAAAAACAGGATGGAAGTATGGATTCTGAAATGCCTGTTGATGGTCAAATGCCTCCAATTGGGGGTGAAGCACCTGTTGATGGAATGGCTGGGGGTGAACCCGGTGGAGATTCTGAAATGCCTGTTGATGGTCAAATGCCTCCAATTGGGGGTGAAGCACCAACAACTGGTGATGAAGGTATTGATACATCAATTAATCCTGAGGATAGTGTTGAGGGTAGTACACAATCTGAACCCGGTACTGAGGAAAATAGTGTTGGGGGTGAAAATTTAGAGTCTGATTTATCTAAAAATGTAGGTAAATTAGGTAAAACTATAACTGATATTAAAAAAACTGAATCAGGTTTAACAGTTGAAAATATTAAAACTGTAATGAATTCGGTTATTAGTAATATATCTAGTGATTTTACTAAATTAAGTCCAGAAGAAAAAGAAACATTAATGAATCGTATTAAAAACGATGGTAAAAAAGATGATTCTGAAGCACCTTCAAAAGATGTTGAAGCTCCTGAGGGAAAACAAAAGGTAGAAACACCTGACGAACTTAAAGAATCTTTAAAACAAAAAATTAAAGCAAAATCTGATAAGCTAGTTGAAAGTAAACTAAATGAAAAACTTTTAAAAGAAGAAATTATAAAAAGAATAAAATCTAAAATTAAACTTTAAAAAATTATATGTTAGCGGCACTTGCGGATATTTTACTTCAAATACCAGCTAATAGTAATTTTAATTACGTTTATATTATTTTAGCTTCTTTATTAACGGCTTTAATTAGTTATATTTTATTAATTCCTAGGTTACAAGAAAAACTAGAAAACACACAAAAAGAAGTAACTACCGAAAAACTTAGAGTAAAAGAAAGTGAAAAAGAATTTAGGAATGATATTAAAGCTATAAACACGGATATTAATCGTCTTGACCAAGTTTATGGTACATTAACTAATAATGATAAAAACATACACGGTGATATAGAAAAAATTTATCGTTTATTAGAAAAACAAAATGATAAATTGGGTGAATTATTTGAAAAAAATACTACAGCTATAACGAAATTAGAAATTACTATTAATAATATTATTAATAAAATGGATAACATTAAAAAGTTATAATGGAAGATAAGGAAATTTTAATTATTGAAACTAATAAAATGAGTGATGAAGATTATCATCTAATTTACGTTCATGACGTAGGTGAAGATTATAATGATAACACTATTTTAGAACTTATTTTTTCAGATGAAAACTATAAAAATGCTGGGGGTATTAATTGGCATTTAGAATGTGCTTATGGAGGTGTGCAACCGCCAAAAAAAGAATTTATTAAAAAAGTATTAAAGGTAATTGTTAAACAACCAATGCAATTTAGCTTATTAACAGAATCGGATGAATTTTGTTACTTAGATGGTGCTAATAATATAATTCCTTTAGCATGGCAATTTTTTAAAGATTATAAACAAAAAACAAATATAGAAGAAGTCCTAATGTTTAGATTTGGTGAAACTTTAGATGAAATCAAGAAAAAATGTTATAACTATGGTTTAGATTATACTATATAATAATATAGTTATTTATATATGAAATTAAGTAAAAACCAACTTGAATTTCTTAAATGTTATCAAGATATTAAATATTTTGCTGAAAAATATGTTAAAGTTTGGGTAAAAGAAAAAAAGAAATTCGTACCTTTTGTTTTATTACCCCATCAGCATCAAGTTATTGAAGCTTTTATTAATCACGACCAAGTTATTATTTCTAAATATAGACAAGGTGGTATTACTACATTATTTCAATTATATGCTACATGGTGTATTGTCTTTAAAGATAATATAAAAATAGATGTAGTTGCTAATAAACTTAATCTTGCTATGACTGATATTTTTGAAGGTATAGTTAGAATGGTTAGTGAATTACCAATTGAGATATTTAATAGGGTGCCTGAAGAAGGTAATGATACTAAAAGTGTTAAAGTTTATAATAACGGTGTTCGTCTTAGAGCTTTAGCTGCTGGTAAAGATGGTATTCGAGGTGGTTCTCCTGATATTTTATTTCTTGATGAGATTGCTTTCTTTGAACATGGACCTGAGTTTTGGACATCCGCTGGTGCTACAATGGCTACGGGTGGACAAGTTATTCTATGTTCAACTCCAAATGGTCAAGATAGTGTTTATTATGAAACATATCAAAAAGCTAAGAATAAAGAAAATGATTTCTTTTTGGTTGAAATATTTTGGTATCAAGATGATAGATACAATGTGGATTTAAAATGGGTTAAAGATGATGATATTATTGAAACAAAAGAACCTGATGTTTATCTTGATTTAATTAAAAAAGGTTATAAACCATACAGTAGTTGGTTTAAAAAAATGTGTGCATTGTATAACAATGACAGTAAAAAAATTGCTCAAGAGCTTCAAAATTCATTTTTAGGTTCAGGTGGTACATTGATTTCTGGTGAAGATATTGCTAAAATAGAATCAGATGTTATGGAACCAATACGAAAGTTGGATAATGAAAAAACATACATTTATGAAGAACCAAAAGAAGGTGAAGAATACTTAATGGGTATTGACGTTTCTGATGGTATATCTGGAGATGATAATTCATCAATCGAAATATATCGTCTTGATATTACTGATGTTACTCCAAAATATATACAAGTTCTTGAATATAATGATAAAATAGAACCTGATATGTTAGGGATTATAGCGTTAAAATATATTAAAGAATATTTTAATCCTTATGTCGTGGTAGATACTAACGGTTCTTGGGGTGTTGGTACTATAAAAACAATTATGGCACCTTCAACACACTATGAATTAGGTTATAAAAATGTTTATATGGAAGAAACTAATGATAAAGTTATCACTAGTGAGTTAAAAAAATTCATGAAGAACAATAAAGTACCCGGTTTTAGAGTGACTAATGAAAAAGTTAGAACTCTAATATTAAATGAATTTGAATCTATGATTCGTTTTGGTATGTTAATTATTCGTTCAAAGAGATTGTTGAATGAAATTAAAAAATTCATTTATAACACCTCAACTAGAAGATATGACCATAGTAGAACATCTCATGATGATTTAATAATGGCAACAGCTTATATTATATATGTTTATACAAGACAGAGAAGTAAATTAAATGATAAGGATAGATTTTTACAATTAGCTAATTTAATTAAATCATCCCCTTCAGATTCTTTAACTTATGAAACTCAAAAGTATTATGAAGAAATGAATAAGGATATATCAAATGATGATATACTAGAAAAAGTAAAAGAGTTTGGTAGAAAAAATGTTCAAACTGGTTTTGAGCCATTTTATCAAAATGATATCACAATTATAAATCCTTATATTTACAGTCGTTAAACGTATTTTATTAAAACTATTTAAAAGAAAATGGCTATAACTAATAAATTATTAAATTTTGCTCAAAAATTAGGGTTTTCCTTAAATAATAAAGAAAATATTATAAATCAAACAGACAGTACTGATAATTTTTTAAATGGTAAAAGACAAGTTATTAATAGCTATGGGTCATTTTCTAATGTTAACGTTGAAAATCAAAATAAAGCTATTGATTATTTCTTTACCAAGCAAAGTAAAAATATATCAATAAATGATGAAAATAGAAGGTCTAATTATGAAGCTAGTAGATTAGTTCTTTATATGGATTATAATGCTATGGCTCAATATCCTATATTAGGTCAAGCAATTGAATTATTAGCTGAGGAATCCACAACAAGTAAAGATAATAAAAATAATATACTTAATATATACAGTAAATCGGATAAAGTTAAAGAAGAACTTGAATACTTATTTAATAAAAGGCTTAGTATAAATACAAACCTTTTTTACTGGTGTAAAAATATGTTAAAGTACGGAGATAATTTTTTATATTTACATCTTAATAGTGAAAAGGGTATTGTTGATGTTAAACAATTAACTAATATATGTGTTGAGAGATTTGAAAAAGAAGAAGAAGATGGTAATTACAAACTATTATTTAATTATAGACCTTCAAATGGTGGTACTCAACAAGAATTTCAACATTATCAAATAGCACATTTTAGATTACTAGGTGATGATAATAGATTACCTTACGGACAGTCAGTATATGAACCTGTTAGACGTACATATAAACAATTATTTATGATGGAAGATGCTGTACTTGTTTATCGTATTACAAGGGCAGCTGAAAGAAGAGTTTATAAAATTCCCGTTGGTACTACTGACCCTGCTGATTGGCCTTTAATTGTTCAACAAGTTGCTAATCAAATTAAAAAACGCCCGTTAGTAGATAGAAATGGTGATATAAATTTTAAATTCAATGTTTTAACAATGGATGATGATTTATTCATGCCTGACCCAGGAAATGGTAATTCAACTATGATTGATACATTACCGGGTGCTTCTAATTTGGATGCTATCGGGGATTTAGAATATCTTAGAGATAATTTATTCACTGGTTTAGGTATTCACAAATCTTTATTAGGTTTTTCTAGCGATTCAGCACCGGGTGATGGTAAAAACTTATCAATGTTAGATATACGTTTTGCTAGAAAAATACATAGAATACAACAATCATTAATTGCAGAATTAAATAAAATCGCATTTGTTCATTTAAAAATATTAGGTGGTGATTATGAAGCTTATTTAGATGATTTCAGTATTACACTTAATAGTCCAAGTACAGCATTAGAATTACTTAAAAATGAACAATGGAATGGTAAATTAGATTTATTTATTAAAGCTACAACACCAAATCCAGCTACAGGTATTAAACCTATGTCAGAATCTAAGGCTAGAAAACTATATCTTGAATTTAGTGAAGAAGAAATTGTTGATGATTTATTTGAACAATTCTTAGAAAATAAGATAGCTGAAGAAATTAAAAATGCTCCACAATTATTAAGAAGTAGTAAATTATTTGATAAGATGATTAAATTTGCTAATTCAGGTGTATTTAAAGATTTACAAGGTAATATTTTAGGTCAAAATAATCAACAAAATCAAGAACAAGGTGGTGATATGAATGATATGATGGGTGGT